TCAAGCTGGAACTGGTTCTGGAGTTAATATAGCATTTAACTTTAATGGTACAATGTATGCAGGTCAGAACACTGGTAATGGAGACACTTGGATGGGTGCTGTTCATAGTGGTATAAGTTCAGGTTCATTTAACCTAAAGAAGATGTGGTTGGTGCAACCTAACTTAGCATCTGGAGCATCAGTGACTGCTTATGTGAAATGTGGACATTGGAGTGGTAGTGGTAACCATTACTTTAACTATCCTAGTTACAATCCATCATCTACCTTTGTTATAAAGGAAATAGTGGGGGCAGGTTAATGGCAGGTCATGTATTTGCAGGAGCTGGAAGATGTCTTCAGGTAGTTGTTAAACAATCAAACCTTTGGCAGTCTCCAACTGGTCAATCAGCATATAACTATGTTGAGATTCCTAATACATCTAAAACCTTTACGATTCTAGAGACTGGATCATTACTCATTGTAGAAATGTATCACCAAGGATGGATGGGTAGTTCTGGTAGTGGATGTGATGGTTGTATTAAGTGGAATGATAATTTACTAGGAAGAGGATCTAGTAGTAATGGTAATGGATGGTCTCGAAATGGTAATGGTGGTGATTCTTACAGAAGTTTCAATACCAAAAGAACCCACAATATAGACCATGGATTAGCAGCTGGTGCGAGTATCACAATTTCAGCATACTTTGGTGCGTGGAGTACTACTGGGGCAACTGTTAATTACTCAACATCATATAAAGCACCAATGATTTGGATTGCTTCAGAATATAGTAGGAACATCTAATGGCTAGTACAGGAAGATTATTAAGAACATACGCAAAGAAATGGGGTAATTCTGGTAAATCCAATACCGCAGATTCTTATTCAAATAGATCTGGAGATCAGCTTTACTTGTCCAATGGTTCAAGTAGGAATTATTACGACGTTCCTGCCAGTCAGATTGATTTTACTACAAGTGTAAGTGGTGGAGTTTATCTACTATCATGTGATCCTCAAGTTTACATTACTAATCCTGGTGGAGGTGATGGGGTCAACGCATGTTTTAAATTTAATGGAACGATGTACGGGGGCACGAACGGAAGTAGTGGAGATACTTGGCAACGTGGTGGTCATGGAGATAGTGACCATGTTGGTTGTTTTAGTATAGGTAGAATGCACGTTGTAGCACCAGGACTTGCAGCTGGTGTTAATGTCAGTGCAAATATTATGATGGGACATTGGGGTATTGAAATGTATCACAACTATCCTGGTTATATGAATGTTAGCGACTTCTACATACAGGAGTTTGCTCCTAGTTAATTAATTTTTGAGGTAATTATGAAATACTTGAATGAGGAAAGACCACCCGTACCGCCAACTCTTGCGGATGCTGTTGCTTATCTAAGACCTGGTCTTGGTTGGTGGACTGATATTGACGACAGAATTATTTTTATGGATGAGAATGGTCAAACACATCCTGACAATGATTCATTACAAATAACTGAGGAAGAAGAAAAAGATTTCTTTGAGAATGCAAATATAGAATGGGAAAGACTCAAAGAGCAACAAGAACTAAGAAGATTAATACCACCCAAAGATAGACTAATGTATTATCTTTGGCAAGATATGCATAATGGTACCATTCCTGGTAAGGATGGTATTTTTTATAAATCTATCCACAGTGTCATTGCTAAATACTCAGAGGGCAAGGACTCTACTTTATATCCTTATGATTAATAATGTCAGAACTTAATGTAGGAAAATTAAACGCCACAACAGGAGTACAACTTCCAAGTTTTACTACTGCCAATCTTCCAAGCACGGGAATCAATGCTGGTTTTTTAGCATTTGATACTACCGATGGTGTTGTCAAAGTTTATAATGGAGAGAGGTGGCAGAAACTAACAGATGCATCTATGACTGCTAGTGGTGGAGATGAGGTATATGATACTGGTAATTTTAGAGTACATAAATTTTTAAACTCAGGAACATTCCAAGTAACAGACGCTGATGGTGCTGCAAAAATGGACTTCATGATCATCGGTGGCGGTGGTGGAGGAGGTTGTTCTGATGGTAACTGTAGTAATGGTGGCGGTGGAGCAGGTGGTTGTGTATTCAAATCAGGAATTACTCCATACAAAGGAACATTCCCAGTAGTTATTGGTGCGGGTGGTCAAGGATATTATAATACAGATAGAAAAGGAGATGATGGAGGAGATAGTTCTTTCTTTGGATATATTGGTCTAGGTGGTGGCGGTGGTGCTGCTGGCGGTGGTGTTGACGGTGGACGTGGAAACAACGGTGGATGTGGAGGAGGTGGATCTCACCCATATTCAGGACCAAGATCAACTGGACTTCAACCAACGTCTACTAGTGGTGGATTTGGATTTGGTGGTGGTGCTGCTAACAACTCTTCTCCTGACTGGGGTGGAGGAGCTGGTGGTGGAATTGGTCAACAAGGACAAGATGGTACTGCACCTGTAGGTGGTTATGGCGGTGACGGAAAATTATTTGATATTGACGGAATTCAAAAATGGTATGGTGGCGGTGGTTCTGGTGCAAACTGCGATAACCCTAATGCGAGTATTAATCCTGGTGGATTAGGTGGTGGTGGATATGCTGCTTCTAATATCGTAGGTAATGGTGGTAATGGATATGGTGGAGGAGGTGGCGGTGCTGGCTATCCACAAAGACAAGCTGGTAGAGGTGGTAACGGTGTTGTTATAATTAGATATCCAGTTTCCACAGGAGATGCTACTGTTGGACAGTCATCTGGTAATCCCGCACAGAATGCTGCTCATGTATTATCTGTTAATGCTAGTGCAGGAGATGGACTATATTGGATTAAACCTGCAGGATATACTGGTTCAGCACAACAGGTTTATTGTTGGATGAGTGGTGGTGGATGGATGCTTGTTGCATCTAACGATGCTGGTTCTTCTACTATACCTCAAAGTACAAGTAGAAATAACTTAGCATACACTCTAAGTAGGAATGGTACTCAAGGTGCTTTAGGAACTCCTAGTCCAGATGAAGATTATATTATGGGTGCAATGATAGATAGTCTAAACTTCCAGTCTGTACGAGTTGTTGGATTTGGACGTGATTCTACTAACAATACTTACAGTTGGTCTAACTGGGGTACATATGTCGATGTTCAATGGTTACTATTTACTTCAGGAAGTCAAAGAAGAACTGATGATGTTTGTCCTAGATCTCAAGTATCAGTTACTGGAGAGTTAAGTTCATCTGCAGGATATTTCTGTCTTGATGGGGTGCAGATGGATGTGAGCTTAAATGCTAACTCCAACCAGACTACAGTTGGTGGAGTAGGTGTTGCTAGTAATACTGGTGACCCTTCAAATGGATGTTATCTAGGTCATGGATCTAGTGAAGGATATTTTGAGGGATGGTATAGTAATAGTGGTAACCACAATGCTCAGGGGTATACTACATGGGTTAAGTAAATTATGGATAGGATTAAATTGAATAGAGAATACGAAAACAAAGACTTTAATTATTTTGCATACGTAGAAGATGGTCTAGTTAAGAATGTAATTACATGTGATTCTAGAGAGAAACTACAGGCAATTTTTGCACAGTCTCCACAAGCAATGGGAACAGGGAGATGGATACAAGCATCTAAAAAAACTAGGATGCCATCTAAAAATCTTCTATATGATGAAGCTGCAAATATATTTTACGGACAACAACCATTCCCTTCGTGGGAATTGGATAAAGAAAAATGGGAGTGGGTTGCTCCCAAACCTATGCCAGAAGGAATGAATTGGCAATGGGATGAAGAAAAGAAAAAATGGATTGATGTTGATTGCCCTAACTGTGGTTGGGCATCTGAGGATGTATGAATTTTATAGAAGTATACGAGAACGTAATATCACCCCAAACCTGTAAAAATCTAATAACACTCTTTGAAGTCAATAAAGACAGACAAGCTAAGGGTGTGACTAGTGGTGGTGAAAATCCTAAACACAAACAGGATACAGAGATAACTATTGACTATTCTTTCTTTGGTCAGAAAGATTGGGGACCTAACCTACAAGAAGTAATTAGTGGGTTAGGTACTTCTTTGTCTGAATATAAAAATAAGTATTCGTCACAACATGGTATTGAGTATGCAGGTATCAATGCTATAGATCCATGGAGTTTAGAAAAGAAATTTAATTTTCAAAGGTTCTTACCTGGTGAGGGGTATAAAGTATGGCACTGCGAATCACCTAACGTAAAATACTCTCAAAGAGTATTGGTATGGATGTTATATCTAAATGACGTTACTGATAAGGGTGGAACAGAGTTTCTACATCAAGACGTGACACTTCAAGCAAAAGGTGGTACAATAGTAATATGGCCACCATGGTGGACACATTATCACAAATCACAAGTAAGTCCCACACAAGTAAAATATATTATGACAGGATGGATGGAGTATGACAGTTAAACCGTCTGGTAATAATTTTGTTTGGTATGAATCTACATTGGCACCTTATGTCATTACAGGTTTAACTGCAGAATTAAAAAACTATGAAGAGAACATGATAGAATCCCAAGTATCAAATGGGGACGTACCAAAGAAACTTAGGAATAGTAGAAATATGTGGATACCTCAAAACCATTGGGTAGCAGGTATGTTAAGTCACTATGTTTATGGTGCTAATAGAGAACATTGGCAATATGATCTTTCTTATGGTATAGACAATGGTATGATTCAATATACTTATTATGATAAAGGTATGCATTATAATTGGCATGTTGATGCATTTGTCAATCATAAAGGTACTGATCATGATAAACTTGGGTATAGAAAACTTTCTGTTACAGTACAACTATCTGATCCTGGTGAATACGTTGGTGGTGAATTAGAGTTTATGGATGCAGAACAAAAGAAATGGGTTGCTCCTAAGAAAAAAGGAACTGTCATAGTATTTGACAGTAGGTTGAGACATAGGGTAACACCTATTGTCAGAGGTACAAGAAGAAGTTTAGTGGGGTGGTTTAATGGTGCTGCTTGGAAGTGAACGTATTCATCCGTATGAATCAGATCCAATATACGAAACTTTATTCAGTGCGGATTTTCCTTGGTACTACCAACCAGTTACTGTGTGGAGTGATGATAAGAAAGGTACAAAGTTACCTCCTGAGGAAGCTCAGTTTACTCATATGTTCTATACCGACAATCAACCAGTCAGTAAATACTTCCCTCTACTCAAACCCATATTAGAAAAAATAGATGCTAGGTCTATCATTAGAATCAAAGCTAATCTAAAACTAGGTTCTAAACATGCTGTACCATCAGGAATGCATACCGACTTTGATTATCCAGACAGTAAAACTGCAGTGTACTACGTAAATACTTGTGATGGATATACTCAAATGGAAGATGGATCTTGTACCAAGAGTGACATGGGAAGAGTTATTTGGTTCCCATCTAATACAAAACATCAAGGATGTACCTGTACAGATGAACAGGTCAGAGTTGTGATTAACTTTAACTATTTTTAATTATGCTTCCACAATTACAATTAATAGAAGACTTCTTCCCTATTGATTCTTTCATTGAAGAACCTCCAAAAGGTACTGGACAGTTTAGATACGATAGGTATGGAACTATAACTGAGGAAGAACCTCATATCAAAACTGCATACTCTAGGTATAGACATCCAAAATATACTAGGTTATGGTTGGGTGTAAAGAATATGTTGCAAGAAGTTTATGGGGAACGTCTATATCCAACATATAACTTTGATAGATTTTACTATGAGGGGAGTGTACTACCCAAACATAGAGACAGACCTTCATGTGAAGTAAGTGTTTCTTTACACATTGGATCTAATTTAGAAGAAGAGTGGCCACTCTACTTTGATTATAATGGTAGTGTGGAGAACTTTACTTTGAAGCCTGGTGATGCGGTGCTATATAATGGTGTAGAGATATACCATGGCAGAAACCAAATGCCAGGCGGTAAAGATAACTACTTTCATAATGTGTTTCTGCATTATGTGAGAAAAGACGGTGCGTATCCAGAACAGGCATACGACCGATTTAATGCTCAATTCAAAACAACAGGTACTTAGTATGGACGCTGAAACAATGGTGAAAGATTTCACCGATCAATTGAAAGAACAAAAAGCAACAATCGTTGAATTAGAAAAACAACTTGGCACTCGTAAAGAACAAGTGTTAAGGTTGGAAGGTGCAATAGAAGCACTTACCATGACACTCAAGAAACCAGAAGAAGATGGCACTGAAAAAGTCAAGTGATCTTAGACAACAGGAACATGTAAATTCTACACAGTATAGTACAGTCTTTGATGGTACTCTCGACACCTGCCCATGGAGGGTAGGTGATCTTTATGATGGTAGAGAGATTATATCCATTGGGTTTACTGAAAATGTTTATGGAAAATACTATCATCTTATTGTAGAAAGAGGTAGAGCTCATACTCGAATGAAGTTTGAGTTTGATTCAAAGCATGATTTGAAGTTCTGTAAACCTGTAGAAAAGATGATACCACAGCAGAGTGAGGACATACAAAAGTATCTCAAATTAACAGAGACTAATAAAGTCTAAATACAAAATTGACTTTTTGATTCCAAATAACCCGAAAAAATTTTTCGGGTATTTTTTTGCGTATAGGATTTGGGCTAAATAGATCTGAAGGATAATAGTGCCAAATTAGAATGAAGCGTGTAGTCGTCAGTGTAGCTAAAGGATATAGTTTGGATTCTGCTACTGCGGGTATCTTAAACGTATATGGTTACTTAACATATGTTGCATCCTATAGAAGTTTTTCAATAATAACTTTTGATTGCCCAGAAAAGTATGCTGATGGGATGATCGAAAAGTTAAGAGCTTTATCGGTTGTTAAAAAAGTCACATGGGACGAAGCAAAGTTCTCATGCGATCCAGTAGATACTGGTGCTTTACAAGTTTCTACTAGTGGATCTATAGAAGTAAATAATAGTGGTGAAACAAACGTATCTTCAAACACTAGAAACTTAACAGGAAGTGGTACAGGTACAATATATGTAAAGGTTCAAAATATAGGTGGTAGTAATTTCTATACATTCTCATCAAGTTCTGGCGGTACATATTCAAGATTTAATAACCAAACTGGTTTTGTACAAGGTGCAACATACATATTTGATCAATCTGATGTATCAAACCAGAACCATCCATTAAGATTTTCTTTAACTCCAGATGGTACACATACCAGTGGTGGTACTGAAATGACTACAGGTGTTACTGCTACAGGAACACCAGGTACAAATGGTCAAACACAAATAGTCATTGGTGCAAACACACCATCTGTACTATATTTCTATTGTACAGTTCATTCTGGAATGGGTAGGTATAATGTATCTCCAGATAGGTTTGGTACAATTAACGTACATGACTATTGGCACTTAGATAGAGTTTCAAAACAAGACAGGCAATATTTAAACAATACTTTTAGTTACAATGAATCAGCTGATGGGGTTGATATATATGTACTTGATACAGGTGTTCGTGGAGCAAGTAGACCAACTGGCAACAACGCTGCTCTTCATCCTGAACTATATGATCCAGACTTTGTAACCGACCTGAACGGACTGTCGGAGCAACAGAACTATAGAGTATATGAGGTTACTGGATATACAAGTCCATATAGTACTAACGAAGATGACAATGGACACGGTACATATTGTGCAATACTTGCAGCTGGGAGAACAGCTGGGATAAGTAGGAAGGCAAAGATATATGCACTGAAGTGTTTTAACAGTAGTTTGTCAGGAAGTTATAGTGATATACTAGGTGCTTATCAGGCAGTTATAGATCATAATGATAGTGGTAATGGTAATTACAAGGGCAATAATCGCCCAGCTATAATCAATTCATCATTCGGTCCTACCATTCCCTCACAGACATATCCTTATGTTGAGTTAAATGATTCTGGAGATGACAGTGGTACTGACGAGGAGATCCTAGATGATATTGAAGGTACAATAGCTGGAACAAAGAACATTATTGTAGTCAGGTCAGCTGGTAATGGTTTCAAGAATAGTAGTGATCAATTCGCAGGTCCTATAGTTGGTAAGTGTATTGCAGGTACTAGAACTGCTGGTTACTCAGATAACTCTACAGGTGGTATTAACAACGTAGATACAAACCAGAATAAGATATCTGTTGGTGCTACAGAATATAATGATAGGTGGGCAGACTTCTCTAACTATGGTAATGGCGTAACTACAGTAGCACCAGGTGCTAGAATTCTTACACCAGCATATGATTGGACTGCAAATACTCCATATAATAATACAACAAACTATCAGACTATTGCAGGTACATCATTCTCAGGTCCTATCGTGACAGGTATCATGGCTGCTTGGGCTGGAAAGAATGGATATACTTTAAGCACAAACAACTTACCTGGTCTTGCCAAGGAATTTGTTAGAACAACTGGATCTACAGGAGATATAACCAGAGGTGCTGTAGCATATTATCCTACTAATAGTATTGATGATAGGAGATTAATTGATAATCCATTTGAAACTTCCAATGGATCTGCTTTCCTTATTATAAAATTTGATCCAGCTGACGCATCACATTTTCTCAATAATGTTGGTAAGAAATGCCAGTTAAGAACTTCTGGGTCAACAGGTAGTTTGACAGTTGGTGGTATTGACATTGCTGCATTATCACAAAGTGGATGGTTAACTATTCAAGCAGAAAGTGCTGTTAATAATACTATCACTGTACAAAATAGTTCTAATGCTACTGCAGGTACTACAGGTGGTGGTAGTGGAAACTACTTGGCATTGATAGATCCTGAATCAAAAACTCATGAAAGTATTGATGGTGTTGTTTCTACATCTACTCAATTAAGATCTCAGACAGATACACAAGAAGCTGCGGGTAGTGGTACATATACTAATGTAATATACTATCCAGTAGATAGTGGTGTTGATTTCAAATATGATGCAACTGGTTCTTCGATAACCACAAAACGTGGTATCTTTTTCCCATATGTTGACACTAGCGTTACTTGGACAACTGCGGCTGGTACAATAGCAACGTATGCTAATGGTGCTAGTGTAAGTGTCGATCTTGGATTATCGGGACAAACTTTTGCAAGTGAACCAACCTTTGAACAGTATACATTAAGTGGTGATTCTATTGCTGCATCTGGATTAGGTTTAGATACATCGACAGGTCTTTTAAGTGGAACAGTAACTTCAGATTATCTAGATACAACATTTAACTTTACTGTTACTGAAAATATAACAGGAAATTCAAGGTCATATGCGTTCACAACAACAGGAACTGGTGTTCTTGTTACTGTAACTGGACAACCAAGCAATCAAAGTGTTGAAGCAGGTTCTAGTAATACTGCTACATTTGGTCCTGTTGCAGGTACTAGTTCCGATGGATCTACAATATTATTCCAATGGGAAGTATCTACTAACGGTGGTGCAGGTTGGTCTAACGTTGCTAATGCTGGTGGATATAGTGGAGCAACTACAAACACACTAACTGTGGATGATGACTATGCTAAGAACTCTTATCAATTCCGTTGTAAGTTAGAAACTAGTACTTCTGTTGCACCGTCATACACTAATGCAGTTACACTAACAGTATTCCGAGTTATTACTATTAGTAACCAACCAACCGATTCTAATCCTATAGCTCCTGCGACTGCATCCTTTACTGTTGCTGGAGCTACTTTAGATGGTGCTTCTATTACATACCAGTGGGAGAAGTCAGAAAATAATGATGGCGTAACTTTTTCAACTATAGGTGGTGCTACTAGTGCAACTTATACTACTGGTTCTACAACTTATGATGCCGACTACGGTGACTACTACCAATGCAAACTAAATGCAACTGGTGCAAGTGAAGTTATTAGTAGTACTGCAAGAGCATTAATACAGAGAACTATTAACATCACAGCACAACCAGTAAATGTAACTGGTGCAGTTGGAGGAACAGTATCCTTCGGTGTTGCTGCTACTACATCAGATAGTGATGCAGGAGATATTACATACCAGTGGCAAATATCCATTACAAATGGTGCTTCATGGTCTAATGTTTCTACTGGTACTGGTGGTACTACTTCAACATATACTACTGCTACATTAAGTACAACGGAAGATGAATATCAATATCGCTGTTTACTTTCATGTCCTGGTGCAACAACTATACCATCGAATGCTGCTACATTACAGATCGAAACTGTAACAGTTGTTGTATCAACTCAACCAACTGACCAAACAGTTAATGAAACTGCTACAGCAACATTTACATGTTTAGGTGGTGTTACCATGTCACCTGTGGGTGGTAATGCTGCATCGTCTTCATTTGACATAGAACAATTTGCCACTCCTAGTAGTGGTGGAGGTGGTGGTGCCGAAGGACAATCATCACATGAACCTTCAGTAACATATCAGTGGGAAAAATCTGATGATGGTGTTTCCTTTACTACCATTGGGGGAGCAACATCTGCATCTTATACAACTGGTGGGTTAACATATGCTGTTGATAATAACGATCAGTATCGTTGTATTATTAACGCAATCGGTGCATCTACTCCAGCTACAACTAACGCTGTAACTCTTACAGTTCAAAGAACATTCTCTATTACATCAAATCCATCAAACGCAACTGCTAATGAAGGTGGAACTGCAACCTTTGCTGTGACTGCATCTACAAGTAGTGGTGTACCAACTTATCAGTGGGAAAGATCTGATGATGGTGGTGCGAACTGGGTAAATGTTGGAGGTGCAACATCTGCATCATATACTACACCAACATTGGTGTATGCAACTGATGGTGCTGATCGTTATCGTTGTATTGTTTCTTTGGTTGGATCAGCAGGATCTCTAACTTCTAACTTTGCAGTATTAACTGTTCTACGTGTTATCAGTATCCAAACTCAACCACAGTCACAGGCTGTTATTGAAGGTGGCACTGCAACATTTAATATTGGAGCAACAATAACCAGTGATGTAATATCATATCAATGGGAGAAGTCAACTGATAATGGTCTCAATTTCAATGCTATCTCTGGTGCAAACTCATCAACATATACAACACCTACAACAACTTATCCAACAACTCCTTCAGAACAATTCCGTTGTGTACTAACTAATGCTGCAGCAACTACAGTTACATCAAATGCTGCTACATTAACTGTTAACGAATCAGAGTTTGTATCTGCACCTACATCTGTAGCTCCATTTATTGATACTGATACTAACAAAACTCTTTCTAGACAACCTGTTATTACCACTTCAGCATATGTTTCTGAGTATGCAGGATCAACTCACTTCTCTACTTTCTGGAGAATAAGAAGAGTTGTGGACAACGTGACTGTGTATGATACAACTAACACATTTGTAAATGGTGATACTGGTAATTTAACAACCTTTACTGTACCAAGTGGTACTCTAGAATTTGATAAAACATATTCTGTGCAAGTTAAGTTTAGGGATAACAATGGACTAGAAAGTGCATATACATCGGCAGTAAGTTTCTCCACTCCACTTGTTGACCAACCAGATATTCAAACAATAACA